TGCTCAGGATGTCTTGAACCAACAGCAAGGCTATGATCCTATTGCTATGGCCCGTCAGGTCTATGGCGAACAGCAGGGTCTGCTCCAACCCGGACGAGAGGCAGAGGACGTAGCACTGCGTCAGGCTATGTTGTCTAGTGGTCGTGTTGGTTTGGGTGTCTCTGGTGGCTCCGCAGGTGCTGGTGCTGATGGTATGCTCAACCCTGACCAGTTCTCTCTGAACAGAGCACGGGCATTGGCTGATGCTCAACTGGCTGCTAAGTCTCGTGACTATGGTGAAACCTATTTGGATAACTTGATTAAGCGTGGTCAAGGTTTGCTCACCTACGGTACTGGCTTGGAATCTCTTGGCATGAAGTCTTTGGAAATGGGATTGGACGCTGGTTCCCGTGCTGGTGTGTCTCAGGCTAACCAAGCTAATGCATTGTTGCAGAGCGGTTTGGGTGCTGCCAAGACTACCCTAGCAGGCTCTGATGCAGCGACTCAAGCTATGCTGTCGGGAACTAAGGCACTGGCTCAAGGTGGTCTGGATGCTTCCAACTATCGGATTGCAGGTAACTTGGCTGAGAAGCAAATGTATGCTAATCTTTTGAAACAAGGTGCTTCTTTGTGGGGCAATAGCTCGTCTACCCCTGCTGGAGGCACTCCGGGTTATGGCCCTTCTTCTTACTCTAACCCATACGATCAGTTCCGTTACCCTAGTTCCACTTAAGGAAAACACATGGCACAAGATGTAATTTCTACTCTATTCGGCATCACTCCTCGCAATACTGCTTTTGATAAGTACACTGAAGATCGGATGATTGATGTCAACAAGGCTGGTTCGCAGTATACTGACTTAGGTCGAGCTAACATTGAACGAGCCTCTGCCATGATGCAGAACGCAGGTACTGGGATTGGTATCGGTATTGGTCGTCTGTTGGGCGGTCAAACCCCTCAAATGGCTGAGGAGCAGCGTGTTCAAGGTATGCTAGGGGGTGCATCACTCCAAGACCCAGAACAGCTTATGATGGCTGCTGAACGCTTTGCTCAGGCTGGTGATATTCCCCGTGCTCAGGCTTTGGCGGGTCAGGCTCAGACGATGCCAGCTGCTCGTATTAAGGAGCAAGAAGCTCGTGATGCTAAAGCCGCAGCAGACGCCAAAGCACAAGCGACCCAGACTGCTTATCAGAACCGGATGCGAGCTTTGCAGTCTCGGTTTCCGAATATGCCAGAGGTGGAAGCTCAGGCGCTGGCTGCTGATGAAGCCGCCTTCCGTAAGCTATTTGAAGACCAGCAGATTAAGTTTTCTAACACTGTTGAAGAGATTTCTAAAGAACTTTTTAATAAACCTTTTAATCAGCTTTCTAGTGCTGAGGCACAACAAGTTAACTTGCTAAAAGAACAACGAGAGGGGAGCAAAGCAGCCAAAGGAGCAGTCCGAGTAACGGTTAACGGTAGGGAAGAAGAGAGCGAGTTTGCTAAACAACTTGGAAAAGTACAAGCTACCCGCCTCGGGGCTGCATACGATAAACGAGATGCGGCGCTGCGTGAGCTGTCTACCTTTGAACAGCTTGCTACTCTACCAGACACACAGCTTATCTCTGGCTCATTGGCTGAACCTCGTGTTGAGATTGCTAACTTTTTGGTCACGGCAGGTCTTGCAAGCAGTCAAGACGCACAGCGTGTTTCTGCTTCTCAGCAGTTCCAGAAACTCTCTAATGACTTGGTTCTTGCCCGTGTTAAACAACTTGGCTACAACCCCAGTGATGCTGACCGTAAGTTCATTGAACAAACGATTCCTCGTCTTAGCTCTAGCGCAACAGCCCGAAAACAGCTTATGGCGTTTATGGCTAAAGTTGCTCGTGATGTGTCGGATGAAGTCTCTTCAATGGAGTCTTATGCAACAAGTAATAAAACACTTACTGGATACAAACCAAAGATTCCACAGGTGTCAATGGGCGCTCCCACTAAGAGCGTTAGTAGCATGACGGACGAAGAGCTACTTAAGGCATTGCAGAATAGTAAAAAGTAAGGAAGAAATATGGCAACCTATGAAGAAATGCTAGCAGAGGCCCGGAAACGTGGCCTTCCTGTGTCTAGTGAATCTGTCTTTGATGAAGAAGGCTCCACGCTTGAGGAGTTTAAAAAGGTTGCTACAAGCACCTTGAAAGGAGCGACTAAAGGTGTCATCGACATCTTCGGCGGTTGGGGTAATCTTTATGACTATCTCAAGAAATCTGAAGAACCTTCCGCTTTGTCTTCAGCAGGGATGGTAGGTGCTATTGCTAAGGCCACAGGGGTAGATGTAGGCCAGATTGAAGGATACAAAGGTGCTTACCAGTTCGGTCAAGCCGCTGGCCCTCAAATGGCTATTTCTGCTGTTCTTCCTGCAACTGCGCTAGCGCCTCAGCTTATGGCTCGTTCTCCTGTAAAGGGAGCCTTGTTTGAAGGTGCAGTAGCAGGGACTACAGGGGTAGCTGCTCAACAGTTTTTACCTGACAGTCCTTTTTCTCAGTTGTTGCTTCAGTCGGCTCCGGGCGCTGTTTCAACAGGTCTACAAGCATATCGAAAAGCTGCAACAGCCCCTGTAGGTACAGTTCCTCCTGAGACTCGTTCCTTGTTGGAAGTAGGCCCGTTGACTCCCGGTGAAGCCACAGGTAGTCGGGTTCAATTAGCACGAGAAGCTGCAACTGAAGCATCTCCTTTGATTGAAAGCAAAGGGACACAGTTCCGACAAGCTCAGGCTCAATCTACGCAGAAGTTTTTGGATAACCTGTTCAAACGTGCTTCTTCTGCGGCAGTGTCTCCTGATCAAGCAACCACTACTCTGTATAATGCTTTTGATAACTATGGTAAAGGATTGTCCCGTAGATTGACTTCTAACGCTCGGACAGACTTTAACGCAGCAAAGAAAGCCGGGGGCATGGTTGATACTAAGCCTGTGGTTGAGGCAGTACGTACCTACATTGATAAGATTCCTCCTGAGACTCCCGGCTTGGATGGTTTGAAGTCTAAACTTTCAGAGATTCTGGATGTTTATGTTACTCCAGCAAAACCAGCCACATCTACTCCTTCTATGGTTGTAGGCCCAGAAGGAACCCCTGCTTTTACGGTAGAGACTGCGGCTGTGCCTGAACAGGTTACCAAGATCGACATCGATCGCTTGCAGAAGAACCTTTCTGCTTGGGGCGAAGCGGTGTACAGCGGTAAGGCTGACTTTGGTAAAGGTAACATCTTTGAAGGGGTAGCCCCCGGACAAGTAAAAGGCATTGCTATGGAGGTCTTGCGGGGCTTCCGTAAGTCTTTGGATGATGCTATTGACCAGAACGTCCCCGGCGCTGCTCAATTGAAAGACGCCCGTGATAAGTTCAAGGCGAACTTGGCTGATATTGAAGAGTTCTCTGTACGTCCTTTAGCTAAAGCATTTGATGTTCCTAACGTCTCTGCTTTAACCCCTGAGACTGTGGTTGCTAAATTGAAAAATGCTAAACCCTCGGAACGAGCTTTCTTGGGTCGTGTTCTTCAAGACAACCCAGAAGCAGGTACTATTTGGGACACTGCTCGTAGGGCTTACTTTGATGATGTCATGGCAGGAGCCCTTGATACCGCTGCTGCCAAGAATGATCCTTCCTTTATTATCAACAAAGCATTGAAGGGCTTGAACAAAGAGGGTGATTTGGCCTTCTTATTCACTGATCCTCAAGACCTTGCTGATGTACGAAGAGCGGTTGCTTATATGCAAGCCGTTGGTCAAGGAGCTTCTGGTAGCACAGGCGGGGTGAACGCAGCTAAAGCATATGAGATTACACGGGCTTCGGGTCTTGATAGTCAAGCAGGTAACATTGCAAGAGCCACTATTGATACCATCAAAAATCTGATAGCTTCTCCTAATCAGTTTGCTAATGTCATCTTTGATAAAGATGCTGTTAAGAAACTTGCTGCTCTTCAGAAAAAACCAACAATACAGAAAATAGCTGAGGCCGAAATAGCCTTGATTAAAGCCCTTGGAAGCACTGCTCTTCGTAGCGGCCCTCGTGTGGCTGGTGATGGTGTTGAAAACTTAGGTGAAGCTCCCGCTGAACCTGTAGAAGCAGAAGCACCAGCTATGGAGATGAATGAGCTGGAAGAAGAAGCCCGTAGGCGTGGTTTAATTCAATAAGGAGAGTAATATGCCCTGTGGAACTAAGAAGAAGGGTGGCAAGAAGCCACCAAAGAAGTATTGAAGTACTAACCCAAGGTACTCAAGCTAGGTACTATCATACCTAGAAACAGAAAAGCCCCGCAGGGTAGTCTCTCATAAAGACTACTCTGACGGGGCTTTGTCGTTTTTACTATACGTTAATACTATTCTGACATGGGTTTTGTCGTGTTTAGTATACGTTAATACACGGTACTGAGAGTGAAGAAGCCAAGGTGAAGACTGAGGCAGTTACCAAGCACTCCTTCATCTGCCTTATCATTATCACTATCAACCACCAGTATTTCCTCATATTCCAGTCCGAAGACTAGACCTGTTTTCCAACTAAAATCAAAGATCATATTTACTCCTTATATCCTAGCGTATTGGGCAGTGCCCAGTAGCACATTCAGCATCGTCCAGACCAATATCCAGCGAACTGATGCTGGTAATCAATCGGGTCTTAGCCACCAAGTCGTCATACTGCTCTTTCGTAATCTCTTCCAGAGGAGCTTGTTTGAACCCGTGCTCATTGTGCAACAGGAACGACAAACTCTTATGGTTGGTCTTGTAGTTCTTCTTCAAGTATTTCTTGATCTCAGGCAACTCCTCCATACGATAGTACACGGTACAACTCACACTGTTATCACTCCACTCAGACTGCAACCACTTGATAGTCTCCAACTGGTCAATAGCAGTCATGTCTTTAGCCAACACCGCATTGTCAGGGTGTCGGAAGGGGAAAGACACAACCATTGTTGAACGGTCTTCGGTTCCATCAAAGTTCTGTTGATACTCCACAGGGTAGCCATGATCTCGACAAGTCTGCACCAACGGGTGATTGGCGCTGATACGAATACGGCGAATCATGTATCGGGCATAGGCTGGATGACAACCCGGAGTCACACCGGGGAGCAACGACAGCGTACCAGAAGGCTTGACCGTGGTAATCTTAATCGACTCAGGGAAACCATTTTTAGCAGAATACTCCTTATCAAACTCACGCAACTTAGTATACACATCCTTCAACCAAGACTTCTGTTCCTCAGACGACTGCAAGACACCAGTGATGCCGATACCCATACGCATATTCTTGTGGACAATCTCCTCAGTGACCTTCAAGTGGAAGGGCAGAGCCAGAGAGTGTTTATTCACACGATACAGCAGGGTTGCAACATCAGCCAGTTCTTCCTTGCTTGTGATGTTCGGCAGGTAAATCTCTGCCAAGCAGCAAGTCTCTCCGTCTGCTAGGCTCTGTTCCGCACAAGGATTATATCCTTGAACCTCTGGGTCAGGGTATTGTGTCTCTCCCAAGCGTCCAACTTTGCGGGACAACTTGAGATTGATGAGTCCATAAGGCTCTCCCTTACCTTCGTAACCATCCCAGAAGAAATCATGTAAGTCTCCGATGTCGTGGCAGACGACTGAGTTATTAGACATTGCTCTCCACGAGGGAATATTACCCAAGTCCCATCGCTTCGCGAGTAGGTATTCAACATCGTCAGCATCTCCAATAGCAATCTGAGCACTACGGCGCACGTTACCAGCAACGACAACAGCACCGATAATGTTCATGATATCCAAGCAATCAACTGGACGGAGGTTCTTACCTGCTCGTTTCTCCAGAATCTCACCAATCTTACCGATACCCCACACCAAGTCCTCTGGGCCACTAGCAGTGCCGCCGAAGCCTTTGATAGGAGCTCCCTTAGAACGAATCAACTGTGTTGAGTAGCTGAACGTCTGCTTACCACTCTTATGGGCTAGAAAGGCCGCTTTGAGCGTTTTCCCCAAGAGTGCCACCCATCCCTCACGAGAATCAGGAACAATAAAGTCAGCGTCAGCAGAATCAACACGGGTAGGCCGCACAAAATTCTCATTGACTGGAGGAAGTTTCTCCACGTTCTGCTTTTGAATATTGTAACCAACTCCAGACCCCAACATCAACAAATCCATTGCCCAAGTAAACGGCTCCACAGGAGAGTTCACCACCTTAAACGCACAGTTCTGGAGGCTTGCGCCACCAAGTTTACCCACTGTGTCTGTACCCAACTGCCACAGGAATCGACCTGCAACAGTACCCTTCAACTCCAGCATATAACGCTTCAAACGCTGCTCTTCATCCAAGGTAAAGCCACAGCCCAACTGCTTACGAGCACCTTCGACAACACGGTTAATGGTGTCTTCAAACTCTTCCGTAGGGCTATCAGCATCATTCTCATTCAAGCGGCGGGAATAGGTACGCTTGTAGGTGATGTAGCCAATAGAGCTAAACGGGGTCACAATTTCATTCGTCATTCAAATAATCCTTTAATTTATCTTGTTGTTCTTCAATCTCGTCACTGAACTTCTCCACGATGTCTTCGCTTCTGATGTTCAGTAACTCTATGAGCATAGTCTCTTCTACTTCTCTAAGACGCTCCTTCAGTTCAGGAAAAGTCATCTCAGTCATACGCTTCAATCATCTTGTCCAAATACCAACGAGCCTTCTTCAGGTCTTCCACACCATTCTTATCCATGAAGCGCATGACATATTGCATCATCTGCACATAGTCAGAGATGAACATAGGGGCACTTTTTCGTAAGGTGGTTCCAGAAGCCCAGTAAACCTTCTCAGCCAGTTTCTCAATCACATCTCGTACTTCAATGCCTTCTTCTTCAAAGAGCATATAGTGCTTAGGTTTATTCACTGTGTCATACTTACCTTTACCAAAGGTTTCACGAAGAGCATCAGCAGGGTTGTACTCCCAAGAGAGTTTACCTGTCTGTTTAAACACAGGACTATCATCCACATCTTTAAACACATCCTGATGCACGAAACGTGAGTTCATAAAGCAACCATTACAAGGATACTCTCGGTGGTCTACCTCCTTATAAAAGCATCCATTACAGTCATGATTTTTCATCTTTCTTCTCCCCTCCGTATTTACGGCTTAGATACTCAATACTGAGGAACATCTCATCAAAGTGACCATCTTCAACCTCATTGAGCATTACAAGACCACGCCAGTGTTTATTCGACAACTGATCCATGTAATCCTCATCGTGAAGATAGTAACTCCCTGCGATGATACCACAGATTGACTTCCCATCCGCTCTCTTACCATAAGCTACCTGCTTACCCTGTTGGTGTCCAGCAACACAACTCATGTGGAGTTTATTAACCAAGACAGCGGCACTGGAAGCAGGACGACCCATTGCACCAACAGGCCAGTAGTGGTTGAACCCCACGCCATTAATGAACACTGGATGCAAGAACTCATGTACTTCCCAATCCTTCTCATACCCAAGGTCTTTGGTGCTGATAAGCCCCTCCAACATTGGGTTATTGTTCACTGCACGGTTGATTCGATTCTCGTGATTACCCAGCGTCAGAATCATCCGAGGCTTATAGGCTTTCTCCCTGTTCCGTTTCAACCGCTCCTGTTCCTCTCGCAGAGGCTGTAGAAGAAGCTTCATAGCCTCTTTAACAGCCTCTACGTCCTTCTGGTAGCGTAAGCCCTCAAAGTACTTAGAACCCTTGATGTCGTGTGTTGAGAGACTTGGCATATCAGCGAAGTCTCCGATGTTCACAACCACATCAGGTTTATAGTCCACAATAGCCTTACCCGCCCAAGACAAGTGTTGGAGAGGAATACCCTCCTTCACCTGACAGTCTGGGATGACTAAGATTTTCATTGACCGTATCCTTCATCATTCCATTGCTTGACTGCAACATCATCAAAGGTAGGGCGCTGGTCAGCAGTCCATTGACCCCAAGCCAAACCACCAACAGCTACTTTCTCAAGAATACTATACCCATACACACCACCGAGGAAGTCTAGGTATTTACACAGGTGGTCTGACCACACAGCAGCATCATCAATCTCAAACTCTCGGATGGTTGTACCTTCTTCCAAGTGTTCAATCTTAAAAGTAACCTTGTATTTGCCTTCATTCACGTTCATTTCCTGATCCTTTAAAAATATTTATTCACCATACTGCATTAATGCAACCCAAGACACTGGGTAAAGCTTCTTAGCCTCAGCGTCAATCATCTTAGCAATCTCCTGTGTTTCCTTCTGCGTGTGAGGGTCTAGCCGCAGCTTACACATCTTAGCAAAAGCAAACAAGGTTCCACTCCAAATCCATTCAGTCATCGTGTTCTGAGGCAACACCATACGGGCTTGCTCAGGGCAGACACCAGCCTCCAACATTTCAGCATAGGTCAAGAAAGCGTGTTCAACAACGTGACTTACACCGTTCTCTACTGTCTGCTCCGTAAAGCCCCGCATACGGAGGATTGTTACGGCTTCTTCTGAACTACCTTGCTTCACGTTATCAGCAGCTTTACGCCACACCTCAGGGAAGTAAAACTCAGGCTCCTCAGTCACATACCTACGACTAACCTCATTCCAAGGCAAGTATTCGTGCTTCACCAACTGACGAGCTACGAAGATTGGAGCCTTGCCTCGGAAAGACATAAAGCAGTGATTGAAGGGACTCTTGTGTTTGTGCTTTGCAAGGTACTTAATCAGCTTGGCATCCTTCTCAGGTAGCTCCAAAGCCCCGCCAGCGTGTTCATACTCACCGACATTGCTCCAACTACTTTGCTTGGCGAAGCTAACTCGTGCTGCGTTAACAACACTGAGGTCATCCCCACACCAGTCCAAGAGTTCTACACTTTGTTTAGCTGTCTTCATGACTGTTCTTCACCACAAGGTTAGGGTCATACTTCTTAGCATCCTCAACAGCATTTTCCAATGCCGTAATTAAGCCTATACGAACAAAAGCTATCACATCTTCCGGTGTCATGTCTAGAAGACTGAAGTCTGCACTACCGTCTTCATTCTCTTTAATCAGTTCAACTCTCATTTAACCACTCCTTAGGAATCATTTTAGCTGAGTATTTAAACCCATACTTGTCACACCAGTCAGCATAGGTTGTCTTAGATAATTTACTTATCTTACAGCGAGGGTTGCTAAAGACGAACCTAATATCCAACTCAGGGTGTTGCCTCTTAACCAACAAATGTTTCTTCCTGTCGGCTGTCACGAACCTTCCTTTAGTCTCCACAATGATACCATTGGATAGAACAAAGTCAGGGGTGTAGATATGCTTAGATTCAGGCACAGTATAGGATATCTTTAGCTCCTCATACGTGTACTTGACTCGCATAGCATCCAACTGCTTCGCAATGTCATCTTCCAATCCGCTTCGGTATCCCGCCTTCAAAGCTGCCTTACGTTTATCACTGTTCTTTGACATCAAGACTCCATCGACTGTGGTCGAGACATCTTACTCTCATTGAACTGATGCAAGAAAGCCCCAAACGTATCGACATACTTCTCATCGTGGTTAGTCTCACCCATCGTGAACAGGATAGCATGAACTAACTCATGGTAGAAGGTAGTCTCCTTCGCTTGCTTAGGAAGCTCCTTACGGATGCGGATTGTGTGCTCTTCAGGATAACACATACCTTGATCGTAAAAAGCTTCTGTCTCAATAACCTTCCAGTAACACCCTGCTAGTTTGAAGGCGCAGGGGATGTTTGGGGAAAGCTGTACATTTGTCCCTTGCTCCTTCTTAACCATAACAAGTTTCCTGCTTCAAGTAACCGTTCATGTGATACTCCCTTATCTTCGTATGCAGCCTTAACAGCCTCATACATCTCTAACTCGGTCTTGGCATCTTTCAGTATCTTCTCTGCCTTCTTAGGCCCGATACCGTCTAACCCCAAGATGTTATCTATCCTGTCCCCAGTTAATAGCTGAGTGTAGAAGCTACGGTGTCCTTGTTCTTCCGTAACATAATACTTCTCATCTTTAACAGGGTTGTAGTGCCAGCCCGGAAGCTGGTTGAGGTCTTTGTCTACATGGACAATCCACCCACCATCTACGGAAGCTTCAGCCACTGCATCATCAGCCTCGTCACCATCAGTCATTACAGCCCCTAAGCGCATCAGGTGTTCCCGGAGTGCCTCATAGTGAGGAGGCTTCTCCATGTCCTTCCTGTTGCCCTTGTAGGGGGTTGTAACAGCCAGCTCAAAGCGATAGTTGTTCTTCCCTGTGATCCAAGCCTTGTAGTCATCAGCCTTCAGCTTCTCGTACACAATGTCAAACAGTAGCTTAGTGAGCCGACTCTTGGCGATCCCTTCGCTTGCTTCTCTATCAGCAAAGCCAATTCGATACACCAAGAAGTCAGCATCAACTAGAGCCAACTTAGGCTCATCTGTCATTACAGGATGTCTTCTTCCTCAAGAACCATCGTAGGCTCATATTTCTTCAATTCAGTCACAATCAGCTTCTTGATACTAGGAGCATTGCCATACACCTTAGACATCTTGTGCGGATAGCTACTGAGGATAGCTACAACCTTAGTTCCATTGCCAATCTTAGTAGGGTCAATCGGATTACCTTGTTCGTCTGTAGGATCGAAGGTATACATAGATTTGGCTGTGATATATTTGCCCCGAGCTAGTTGAGCTTCGGAAGGAGGCTCTCCATCCTTACCTTTTGGGCTTTTAACCTTTACTCCAAGTTCAGCCAAGGCTGCGATAGCTTTGTCACTCAACTGGCCTAAAGTGCAAATATAGCGGTCATTGTCAGGATTATACGTAGTGTTAAACTTCGC